CGATTCGAAATCATGTCTGCACTTTTGTGCGTCCTCTTCGGAGTTGTCGCGTTAACGCCTTATCGTTTAAGGGAAGATATCCTTCGTGGAATCACTGATAGCGTGGGGCGTTTCTTGGCGGGAGTTGACCGCGTTAAGTCGCCCGGTAAGGATGCATTTTGGGGTGAGGCCTCTGATGGTTTGGTTACGGTTTTGGCTAATCCTGTTACATGGTATTTGGGATACGTTCTTCTTTGTAGCCTTTGGCGTTTGTTCCAATGGTTAGATCGCCGATTAAACCCGGTGGTTGAGGCCATTGAGAATTGGCGAAACAAGGAAACTTGTTTCCTCAGTCATACGGACCCCTTTGGTAGTGAGAGGAGGCGTATGTTCCCAGAGTCAATGATAGCGGGCTCCACCATTGTTAATAGACCGATAGTTGACAAACCGAGCAATGCTATAATAGTGCATGTGGATATAGCGGGAGTGTGGGTTGCGGTTGGTGACGCTCTCAGGATAGGAAACCATTTGGTGACTCCTTACCATTTGTTGCAAGGCCAGAACAAGTTCATGGTCTACGACAGGAATGGGAAGCAGGTTTTCTTTGACCTGTTTAATTCTGAGGGCGAGCCACAGTACCGCTTCATGCTTACAGATTTGTGCGCTTTTCAGCTCAGCTTGGCGAAGTTGGCTGATCTTGGTTTGAAGGATTCTAGGGTTGGAGCTGCGTCGGACGGAGGGCTGTGTACGGCTTTTTCAGCCTGTAAGCAAAAATCGTCGTACGGGAAAGTGAATGTGGATCCTAAGTGTCCCTACATACTTTTGTATCATGGGTCAACGCAGCCTGGGTTTTCAGGCTGTGGTTATTACATCGGAAAGATTCTGGTGGGCATTCATGTCTGTGGTGGTTCGTCCAGTTTTAATTATGGCTTTTCAGCGTCTCTTATAAAGAAAATGTTGAAGCCAAAGCCGGAAGCGGCCGTTATGTCGACGGAGGTGGAGTATCTTAAGAAACTCTACAACTCGGGGAAACTCAAGTCGTGGGATCTTATAGATACTGACTTCGTAGGGTATTATGATGGCAATAAGTGGCAATTGGCCAATATGTCTTCGTTTGAAGAAGCTTTCGCTGATCTGCCGGAATGGGATGAACAGTTGGACTCTTTGCTCACTGAAATTGATGTTATGAATGATGTTGGGTTGACTGACCCTGATTATTGGCAAAAGACTTCGAAGAAGCGTTTGCGTGATCGCCGGTTGGTCAGAGCTCCGGATTATAGTGATGATGATGAAGATGAGGATTTATATTTTGAGGGGGATTTTGACGCCCTTGATGTTCAGAGGCCAGTCTTTAAGGACAAGCCTACGCTGGACTACAGCCCTGATGTAACACCTGACACCAGAGCTGCAACCTCTACATTGGCTCAAGGAGCGGTTGGGGTTAAAGGGAAATCGGAAAACTTGCGGAGGGGGCTTCCACCAGCTGTGGAGCCCCCTCGAGTCCAAACCTCGGAGGCGGAAATTCGAGTTTCCGAGCGAGACTTGGCTCTGAAAAGAGTCTCGGATCTAGCTTTGAAGAGATCGACCTTAGCCCAGGAGGTGACGGACAACGCGATGACGTTGACAAATTTGTCAGAATCTCATCCTGTACGGGAGACCTTGATGGAAGATCAAAAGCGTCTACATCGCGTATTAGCTTCCCTAAACAAAGAGTTAAGGGAGGCCAACATGGCGGCGGAGAAGCTGAAAGAGCTAACTCCATCGGAGAAGAAAAACAAAAGGAGGAAGAAGAAGGAACCAAAGCCTTTGAGCGACTTTTCGCTCCTACAGCAGGAGATAGCGGAGTTGCGGAAACAATTGAAGGCAACGGATGGTCCCGAGCGCCGGGAAATGGAATTGTTGATGGCGGAGAAGAGGAAATTGACGCTGCAGTTGGAGACGAGGCGACGGAACAATGTTCAGTCTGCTGGGACGTCTTCGAGCATACTGCAGGAGTCTGTCCTCTAAAGCCCGACTCTATACCACTTTGGCGGAAGAAGAGATCTGATGTTGCGGAATGGAAACTGGATTCTGATTTTGATTTATTTTTCTCTGATATTAGTGAAATAGGATATTCGAAGACTGAATTGTTGAATGATTTTGTGTGGCCCTCTAAGGGGGATGAGCAGGTGTTTGATTCTTTGTCGTTTCATGCGAAGCGGCATGCAGATGTCAAGCGCCGCTTAGATGCCCCTAACCGTAAGGAGAAAATGTTTGTGCTTCATTCTCTTGAAGAAATATTCTCTCGGCCTATATCCAATTATTGGCGAAAGAAGGTGGTATTGCCTACTTGGGCGTGGTTCCAAGAAGCCTTGAAAGAGGTTGATAGGGACTCTAGTCCAGGGTGGCCGTGGAAGGCGAGTTATAGAGATAATCGAGAGTTCCTTTATGTTGGTGAAGAACCGCATTATGAGAACTGGCGTCTCTTGTACTCTGCTTTCTTAGCCAGGCTTCTGGAACTGAATGTTGGGCCCAGTGCTGATGATTTGAATGTGTTCATAAAGGATGAGTTGCACAAGATACAGAAGCGAAGAGATGGAGCGTGGCGATTAATTAGTGCAGTCTCACTTACTGACTGCATGGTCGACCGGTGGTTGTTCGGGGATTTCTTTAATAGTCTCTATGAAAGGGATGGTTGGGAGTGTTCCCCTAATAAAGCCGGTTGGGCCCCTGTGAAAGGTGGCTTCAAATGGTTCTACGAACGCTTAAAAGCCGAGAATCGAAAGGTTTATATGGCTGATAAGTCTAGTTGGGACTGGACCATGCAGAAATGGGTGGTGGAGGTTGTCACTGAGTTGCTTGTGCGTGTTTGTGCGCGCCGTAGCGATAAAATTGCACGCCTCATTAGGAATCGCTTGATGTCTGTTTTCCGAACGGCTATCTTCAATGTTGGTGGCCATACCCGAATTCAGCAGGCTCTCTGGGGGATTATGAAGAGCGGGTGGTTGGGGACCATTGTTGTCAATGGGTTCGCACAGGTATGCTTGGATTTGCTTGCCAAGCTCCGGTTGGAATTGACCGGCTTGGCCCCTCCGGATGTATTGGGCGATGATACGGTACAGATTTGCCCGTATAAAGAGACTGAGTTTGGGTTGGAGTATTTGCCTGAGACCTATACCCGGTATTTGCAGAATGCCGGTTGTATTGTTAAAGACTACAGCATAATTGACCCCCGAAAGGGTGAGAAGGTTGAATTTGCTGGGACCTTCTTTAACAATGAAGTCGCGGTCCCTGCATATCGCAAGAAGCACCTAGCAGTGTTAATGACTCTTAAGGACACGAAGAAGGAGGCATTGGATAGTTATTTGCGTTTGTACGCTTTTGATGACTATATGTTTCCCCGTCTCTTTGATTGGACGTTGCATGCTGGGTATGATGCGGTTAGTAGGGACTATGGTATCGACTGGTATAGAGGTCAGGTACTGACTACTGAGGATTATTGGCGTCATGCTAAGTTAGTTGATAATGTAGGTTAAGTGGTTCGACCATAGGTTCACCTGAGTCGGGTTTGACGCACCCGGACCCTTGGTTTGTATTAGAAGGGAGTCGCTCGATGTATGGCATCGTCGGGCTGTTCATATGCTGG